CGCTTTAACAGCGGCACCAAAGGCGAGAAAGGCCACGATAAACCTGGCTGGTACATAGCCTTTAATGATGGCGTACCGGCAGGACGCTTTGGCTGCTGGCGCTCAGGCGTAGAGTTGACTTGGAAGGCAGAAATAGGACGCAGCCTCACGGTGGCCGAAGAGATGGCGCAGTCTCGTAGACTGTCAGAGGCCAAGGCCCAGCGTGATGCAGAGCAAGCCAAAACCCGCGAAGTGGCTGCGCAGACCGTGGAAATTATTTGGTCAGAAGGCGGCGCAGCAAGCTCAGAGCATCCTTACTTAGCAAAGAAAGGCATCAAGCCACACGGCGCACGGGTGACGGGTGATGGGCGCTTGATGGTGCCTTTGTACAACGAAGACGGCGAACTTTGCAGCATCCAATATATCGCCGGTGACGGTGACAAAAAGTACCACCCAGGCGGTCAAACCGGCTCTATGTTTTGGCTGCTAGGCAACACAGAAGACGCCGATACGCTTTACATTGCCGAAGGCTTTGCAACTGCAGCCACCATTGCCGAGGTGACAGGCCAGCCCTGCGCGGTGGCTTACAGCGCCAGCAACTTGGTGCCGGTAACGGGAATCCTGAAGGAAGGCCACCCGACGCTAGACATTTGCATCGTGGCTGACCACGACGCTAGTGGTGTGGGGCAACGCTACGCTGAGCAGGCCAGCGCTAAGTATGGGGTACGCATGACAACACCGCCCGTCCTTGGTGACGCTAATGATTACGTCCAAGCGGGGCATGACCTGGCTCTGTTGCTCAAGCCGTCAACTTCTGAATACAAACTCAACAAATTTATCATTACAGCTTCGCAGCCTGCACCGATCTCATGGCTTGTAAAGCACTGGATTCAGGACAAGGCTTTAGTAATGATTCACGGCCCTAGCGGTGGCGGTAAGACGTTTGTGGTGCTGGATTGGATGCTGCATATTGCCAGTGGCAAAGCCACTTGGTTTGGTCACAAGGTCAGACCCGGCAAAATTGTTTATTTGGCAGGCGAAGGGCATCATGGTTTAAAAAGCAGGCTTGCAGCTTGGGGGCATAAAAACAATATTTCCGATCCTAGTTTTTGGTCATCTGAGGCTGGATGTGACCTCAACACCGCCGACGGCTATTTGAAGGTGGTGGAGGCTATACGGGCGCTCAAGATTAAGCCCGATGTGATTACAGTAGACACCTTGCACCGTTTCATGGCTGGCGATGAAAACAGCGCACAGGACGCCAAGACCATGCTAGACGCCTGCGCAGCATTGATGCAAGAGTTTGGCTGCACGGTAATTCTTGTTCACCACACGGGCGTATCCGAGGAAGCCCAACACCGCGCTCGAGGCTCTAGCGCATGGCGTGGCGCTTTGGACATTGAAATTAGCGTGATACCAAGCAAACCAGGCAAGCCAATGGAGATTGTTCAGCGCAAAAGCAAAGACGCTGAGATGGCGCAGACCGTGTATGTTGAATTGGAGTCGGTGGCAATACCTGGCTGGCTAGATGAGGATGGAGAGCAAGTTACTAGCGCCGTGGTTGTCAAAGGCGAGACACCAGAAGCAAAGAGCAAAGGTGATGCACTTGGGTTCTCGTCATTTGAACGCGCATGGTTTGCTACTGGCGCAGAAGATAGGGGCGGCGCACCGTACCTTACTCGAAGCGCATTCTTTGAGTGGGCTGGCATCAACGGCCTTGGTTCCCAAGACACCAAGTACGCCCGACTCGCGAATTACATTTCTTTAGACCTTAAAAAGGGCAAGTACATAGGGCCATTGGTTGATGCTGGATTGATTGAAGTCCATGAGAACGGGTGGATTGTGATTGACGCAGGCCAATCAGCAGGAATGATGTTGAAGAAAAACAGTTGACACGCTAAGAATTGTGATAAACTTTTGGACATGAACAAACTTACCCAACTCAAAGCCAAGCTAAAGGCCGCGCAAGCGGAACTAGCTATTCGCACTCGGACGCAGAACACTGCATCTCGGGCTTACAACAAAGTAACGGCCAAGATTGCCGACTTGGAGAAAAAAATTGCTGACCTGGCGCAAATTTCAAAGTGAACTGCCTAATTACAGCGAGGCTGACTTGTGGGCCTTGTTGCAAGAAGAACGTGCCAAACATAGGCGCGTATCCATGCTGGAGCGTATTCACCAACGCTATTGCACCCTCAGAGCCAATCGGGAACGATTGGAAATTTTAAAAGAAGGAAGGAAACCATGACATTACAAAAAATATCAAGAAGTGAGTACGATGCAAACGAAATGATGGCGCTGCAAGCCGCCAATGCCAAAGCCGAAACCAAACGCTGGGAAGAAATAGCAGTGCAGGCCAGTAAAGCGCACGAGCCAAAAAAGGATTCGGTGTTTAGCTACATCGCCAAGTTCTTTGCCATCATTGGCATTTACGCCACCGTGTGTTGCTTTTTAGGTTATTTTTGGTACAGGAGCGCAGCATGACTTGGCCCTTCCCACCATTTCCGATGCCGGTGCCAGCTAACGCGCCGCCGGTTAAATTTAATCCTGAAAACTACGAGGACGCATTGATATGAAGATCACAATCGAATTTAATCTCCCCGAAGACGGGGACAAGTACCGAAGCACAATCAACTCGGGCGCTGCTTGGGATGCCTTGCAGCAAGTCCACTACGAACTTAAACAGCATCTGAAACACGATGTTGTATTGAATTTGGAACAGCTACTCGCCTTTGTATCGGAAACTATATCAACATCAGACCAAGGATTAGAACTATGAAACTCTATAACGTGCCAAGAAATAGCAAGATCATGCTAAGTGATGGTGTGGTTCTCTTATTCCACCATATTGATGGGATGTACAGCGTGTGTACAGATGAGAACGGCGACATATACCACATCAGCGCCAGCGAAGAAGTAACAATAAAGGAAGATAAATGACAATGAAAAAAGCAGCCATGCGTGTAAACCCAGTATCTACGCTGGAATCGTTCACCCCGACGACGGGTGACAAGGAGATAGCCAAGTACCGCACTGGCTTTGTGCCAAGCAAGAAAGACCCTGACGCCGTACCACCTCCGAAGATGAGCGTGTGGGATAGGGGTGTGTACAAGCCAGACCACAGCGGGTATGTGCGTGCTGGTGTGAACGACTTTTTGAAACTCAAGAGCAGGGGGATGTGATGACTAAAGAAGTATTAAAGCTGGCGCTGGAGGCGCTGGAAGCAGCAGAAATTGATGGGAATTGCCAATACGGGGCAACGGAAATTATCCGTAAAGCCTTAGCACAGCCAGCGCAGGAGCCGGTGGCATGGCTACTTTATAACGGGGAGCGAACAGAGTCTTTTTGGATGGACAAAGGGGACGCATACGATTTGGAAATGAGACCAGAACATCGCTGGGAACCCCTCTACACCACCTTACCCCAACGCCCGTGGGTAGAGCTGACGGATGAGGAAATCGACGCAGTATGTGCGCAACTGGGGCTTGCACAACTGGCGCCGCGAAAAGTCGCCCGCGCCGTATTGGCTAAATCAAAGGAGAAAAACAATGGATAAATATCAGTGGCTGCTCGATAACGCAGCAAAGTGGAGTTGGAATCCGTCAAATGCATATAAAAACGTCTCCGGTTTTGCACACAAAGGAACTGGGTATGCAGGATATGCACTTGACGAAGCCGTCTGTTTGGCAATGGATAAAGACGCAGCGCAGCCAGCGCAGGAGCTGGTGGATGATGTTCGTGGGTTTTTGGCTGCACGGCTAACTTGTTGGCACAGGCTTACCCAAAAGGAATCAAACGAACTTGTGGCGTTATTTGAAGTAAAGCCACCACAGCGCCCGTGGGTAGGGCTGACGGATGAAGAAATACAACAAATTTATGAAGAGGCTTACAAAGTTGCGCAAGGCAGGCGGCTTGAGGTTGCATTTGCCCGAGTTGTCGAAGCCAAACTCAAGGAGAAGAATTTTGACTGAACGAGACAAAGAACTAAGAGATCAAGCAACTCTTTTTGAAAATGACGCAATCAACTTAGCAATTTTCGCCGACCTCATCCGTGCCGATGAGCGTGAGGCGATTTTAAAGCTGGCAGATTCTTTGGGTTGGGTCAGCGTTGATGACATCCGAGCAAGGGGGAACACATGACCGAACGACCAATTTCTGAATTTGGCAGCGCGCCTATCAAAATGGAGGGTGGCATCTCCAACCCAGACGAATGGGTGTTTGAATGCAACTGTGGCAAGTGCCAAGAGCTGCGTAAGGAATGGCAAGCCAAGTACGAAGCCCAGCAAAGACAATTAAAGGGGAACACATGACCGATCAACGCTACTTTGCTGACGGAAAGGAGTTCTTGTACCCCCACGCCGGAGATGCGTTAGCACCTATAGATACTAAAGTGCTTTTATTATCTAAGGGTGGTATTTGCACCGTGGGCTTTTGGGGTGACTGGTGCCTTGGCTGGTTGCCATTGCCAAAAAGAAACAAAGAAAAGGAATTAAGTGAGAAAGTCTAACCAGCTACGAATACGCGCTTTACTGCGCGGGGTTGAGGATGGACTTACGGCGACCGAAATAGCGGTACGCATTGACTCAGACCCTCGCGCAATTATTAACTCCCTGAAGTGTATGCCAGACGCTTACATTGACAGATGGACACCCGCCTCATATCA